AAAGCGCTCATTCATATCACTCTCCTCCAATTCTTTTAGACCTGCAATAGTGGGTGCTTTTCCATCAACAAAAAACCTATCTGGTGATATATTAGTATTAGTAGTAGTATTATTATTATTAGTAGTAGTATTAATAGTATTATTGGGTTTTAAACTTAATTTATCATTTATTAATGGTGTTTGGGGAATTACCTTATTATTATCGATAGGTTCTTTTTTACCATACTTTTCTATTTTTTCATTATCTGTTAATTTATTAAACGCATCAAACTCTTCTTTATTTACATTTTTATCACCAATATATGCAAAACCCCTTTGTAAATCAAAATTTGACTGAGGAACTTCTATTTCTTTTTTATTATCTGCAATATTATTATTTTCAGAAATACTAGACAAAGTGCATAAAGCAAAAACAAAAGAGGCAAAAGTAAAAATACTTAAAGATCATGATAACCAATCATTAAGAATGGTTATTAAATCATCATTTGATCCTAAAATAGAATGGGTTCTACCAGTAGGAGACGTGCCGTTTAAACCAAACGATGCACCTGCTGGAACTGAACACACAAGATTAGCATCAGAGGCAAAAAAATTATATCACTATATTAAAGGTGGTGATAATGATACACCACAATACAAAAAAGAACTTATGTTCATACAATTGTTAGAAGGTCTACATGAAACTGAAGCAAAACTTGTTATAAACGCAAAAGATAAAAAGTTGCATCAGATCTACAAAGGATTATCTAAAGAAGTTGTAAAAGAAGCATTTGGTTGGAATGATGAATTTGCGAAAGCATGAGAATAGGTGAACCATATTTAATTAAACAACCACCATTTCAAATAGATGTAGATGGTGGAAGTAAAGAAGATGCAAAAACAAATGATAGTAGTGGTCATACTGCAAGAATATCTGAGATACGTTGGATAAATGATAGACCAACATTAGATAGATTTTTAGAATATACTAAACTGGTTAATAAAGAAGCTGGATGGAATTTTCAAATAGATGGCATAGAACCACTACAATATACAGAGTATGGGGCAGGTGGAGAATATGGATGGCATATTGATCAACACACAAAACCATATGCAGATAATCGTATTAGAAAAATATCATTTTCATTACTTTTGAATGATGATTATGAGGGTGGTGATTTTGACTTAGAATATGGTCATCCTAGTAAAGAATTAAGACATGCGACATTCCGTCTCGGTAAAAATGAGGCAATATTCTTCAAATCAGATTTTTGGCATCGTGTAAACCCAGTAAAATCGGGCATTCGAAAGAGTCTTGTAGGGTGGATTTTAGGGAAAAATTATTAAAAATAACCCTTGACATATACCTGATTTCGTGGTATTATATAGTAAGAATGAGAGGTACTTATTATGCAAACAGTAAATAAATCAGCAAACACAATCGAAGAAGGATTTGAGTTTCTAAAGGAAGCTGCAATCCAAGATTATAAAGAATTTATCAACAATGAAAATATGATAAAAGAATATGAAGACAATATTCAATTAGAAGTTGGTGGTTCTAAATTTTTCAAAATTACTACAGGTAGATCAAATCAGAGATCAGTTTTTGGTTTCATTGTAAAAGAAGATATGTTCACACCTGGTGGACAACCTCAGTTTAAGAAAGGTGATATTCTTAAAGCTGCATCATGGAAAGCACCTGCCAAGAACAGAGCAAGAGGTAATGTTCTTTCAGGTAATTATCCTATTCAATGGACTGGTCCTTTATATTTAAGTTAGGAGGTGACTATGATTAACGAAACTTTAACAGTATTTGTACATATCGGAATGATAGGTTTTACATTATATTTTATAAAAGAGTTATTTTCCTAATGAACAGTTTGACACTTGCGACCTCTCAACCTCATCATCACAATAGCAAGTGTCGTGGTCACTATAAATATATGATGAGACAATGTGAATGTGACCCAAAGGGGGTTAACAGTTCTTGTTTAACCCCCAACGCAAATAGGAGAGGTAAGATGAATACTGTAGATGTAGAGGGTGGCACTAAAAAACAAAGACGACTTGTTGAGAATTTAGTTAATTGGTGTTATAATAGATTGACACCAAGACACAGAACTATTCATGTTAATGTAGAATTGACTACAGATATCCCTATCGATGGTGAGTGTTCTAGGGGTGGAGAGAGAAACGAGTTTGATATTATAGTTTATAAGAAACTAAAAGATGATGATTTTATTACAACGATACTACATGAGATGGTACATGTTATGCAGTATGCAACAGGTAAGATGAAAGATTTAAATAACCAAGGTTCCACAGTTTATTGGCGAGGATACAATTATTCTAATTATGAGTATCGAAGACAACCGTGGGAAAGACAAGCATATCGATATCAAGAAATATTATTAAGAGAGTGGAAAAAATATGTGGGAAGCAATAAATGTTGCCGTTGTGTGTCTAGCACTTAACGTCTATCACGAGGCAAAAAATCAAGATATAGACGGCATGTATGCCGTTGCAGATGTGGTCATGAATAGAGTTGAAGACCACAGATACCCTAACACTGTATGTGGTGTTGTCAAACAAGGCCCAACTAGAGAGTCTTGGAAGACTAGAGAAACACCTGATCCGAATGATGCAGTATATTACCCAATAAAACATAGATGTCAATTTTCGTGGTATTGTGACGGAAAAGATGATACACCATATAATCCACAGGCATGGCGTATCGCAGAATCAATCGCAGAAACCACACTAAAATATGGAAGTTTAGTTAATACAATGGGTGCGACACATTATCATGCAGATTATGTACAACCATCATGGGCAGAAACTAAAACAAAAACAATGAAAGTTGGAAGACATATATTTTATAGGTGGGAAAAATGACAGAATTTACGTCTGGTATATTCAATATTATAAGAAAATCAAGTCTAATTTTGGCCTTGATTTATACAATTGGTCATGTTATAATAGCAATGACTGTTGTATCTGTATTGACGGGTGCAAGTCTGTGGGAGGCAGGTGCAGTTGCATTAATAGAACCTACAATAAATGGATGTTGGTTTTATATATTACATAAATTAGTATTTAAAAATGATTAAACAATATTCAGTATTTCAAAGAAAGAAAGTAAATAAGTTACCATTGACACCTTCATTGCAAAAAGCAAGAGAAGAACACGAAAGATATTTAGAGTCAATAGGTTATAAAAAAACACCTAGATCAGAATTTACTGCATTCAATGATATTAATACAATATTTAATTCTACAAGAAAAATACAAAAGATTTCTAATCCTAAACCTTTAACACATATGGGCAACGGTGCTCCAAAAAGAAAATCAGTCAAACATAGTTTTACAGTGGCACCTGCATATAATAAAGGTGCATATCAAGTTATACATGAGAATGATATTAAAGATATAGGTAAATGATAGAATTTGATTATAATCTAGATTACAAAAATATATTATTTGAACCTAATGATAAAAGGTATAGAATAGGTAGAGGCGAACAAGGTGTATTATTAGTTCGACCATATACAAATGACATATGCCAACATTGGAAATTTAGAACACCAAGAATCGCAGAGATGAGTGCAAAAAAAATATATGGCATGTATGAACAATATAAAAAAGATGATGATTTTGTTGGTATGGATATGTGTAGAAAGTTTTTAGAAATGGGATTTACCCGTGCAAGACGATATGCAAACCATAAGAGTGGTAGGAAATATAATCGTGACGGAACTATCAAACCACAGGCAAAAGACGCTCTAACAAGTAAAAAAGCGGTATCAGCGAGGATATTTAAAGAGTTCAGAGATAGATTGACAACTGATCCAAAATATGTTACGATGAGAAAAGAGTGGCGAGATAATGAACATATTTGAATTACATGAAAATCCAATAGAGTGTGCTAAGATGCATTGCGACAAACATATTGTCAAAATGCCTATTGAGTATGCTCAACTATTATCTACGGCACACAGAGTTTTAGACGGTGAAGAATATATCGGATCTACAAAGACAGGACGTAAGGCAAAAAGATATAGACTGTTTGATGATAGGGAAAAAAATTTATACATGGCATCTCATATTAAACACCCAGATGGTATTTGGGTGAGACAGTCATCAGGTAATTATTACAAATTGTTTTTTCTTTACATGGCAGTTTTAAAAGAGTTTACACATAGATATGGAAAACAACATGGTGCATCAAGACCATCATTTTGGTTACAAAAGACACCAAACAATATCACAAAAGGAGTTGAAACTGAATTACCACAATGTATGCCAGACGATTGTAAAACAGACAATGTAATTGACGCATATCATAATTACTATATACACTATAAAAAAGATTTTGCCACATGGAAAAATCGTAATACACCAGGATGGTATTCAAATGGACTTAAAAACTAGACTAATAGAAGTAATAAAAAAAAGCACAGGTGAAGAAATAAAAATGAATTCACATTTTATTGATAATTTAGGATTTGATAGTTTAACAGTGGTGGAGATGGTTATGAATATGGAAGATGAATTCAATATTGAAATAACTGATGATGAAGTATCTAAATTATCTACAGTGCAAACTGCATATGATTTACTAGAAAAGAAAAATATTTAATGCCCACATATATTCTTAGAAATAAAGACACTGATGAACAACATGAAGAGTTTTGTACGTGGACTGAACTACAAGATTTATTATCGAAAAATCCTAAATATGAACAGATGCCAACGGCAGCTGCTTTAGTAGGTGATCATCTTATGGGAGTAGGTCCAAAGATAGATAATGGATTTAAAGATAATTTGACAAGGATCGCAGATGCTCACCCAGACTCTGCTCTTGCCGAAAGATATGGCACAAAAGATCATAAGAGAATTAAGACAAAACAAGTCTTAAAAAAACATGGGTTAATGTAGGAGATATTATGAGAGATAAAATAATACAGGCAATGAAAGATCATGCCATTGGTCATATAAAAAAACATAAGATGAATGTTGACATATACCTTGATAAGGCAGTTGGTGTAGGTGGAGAAGCACACCCAGATGTATTAGAAACCATTGAGAAAGAGTTAAACATAGTTGCAATGTATGATGATCAATTAGAAATGTTAAATAAATATTTTAAAGACGAAGAAGCAAAAACTCTTAATGAAGTAGTTCAAGATAAAATAAAGAATGATGACGGTGGATGGTAGAAGAAAATAAAATAGAAAAGTCTTTTGACGAATATTGGGCAGAGGAAGAAAAACTTATGAAGATGAGTTATGGAATGTCTAAACAATGGAGAGAGATGAGACTTAATAAGTCACCTGCAAAAGAACTTGTAGATAGATGCGAAGGTAGAGGCGAAAATGGCGAAGAAGAACAATGATTTAAATTTAAAAGATATGTTATCACTAAAACCAATTGGTGATAATCAAAAGGTTGTTTTTGATACTTGGGAAAAAGGTAAGAATCAATTTGTTTTCGGTGCTGCCGGAACAGGTAAAACATTTATACTTTTATACAAAGCATTACAAGATGTGTTGAATCCTAATACAGAATATGATAGAGTAATAATAGTTAGATCACTTATTCCTACTAGAGAGATCGGTTTTTTACCTGGTGATGAAGAAGATAAGTCAGCATTGTATCAAATTAATTATATGAACATGGTTCGTTTTATGTTTCAACAACCAAATGAACAAGCATTCCTAATGTTATTTGACAGACTAAAACAACAAGGAACATTACATTTTATGTCAACATCTTTTTTACGAGGTTTAACATTTGATAATTCTATAATAATTGTAGATGAATGTCAGAATCTAAACTTTCATGAATTAGATACAATCATTACAAGAGTTGGACAAAATTCAAAGATATCATTTGCCGGTGATTTCTTTCAAACAGATTTAACAAGATCAGCAGAGAAAAATGGATTACAAGATTTTGTTAGAATATTAGATAACATGCCTTCTTTTAATGTTACAGAATTTAACATTGGTGATATTGTAAGAAGTGGATTTGTAAAAGAATATTTAATAGAAAAAACAAAGTTAGGTTTTGGAGTCGATAATGAGCAATTTTAATAAATGTTTAGAAATAGTATTACATCATGAGGGTGGATATGTAAATCATCCAAAAGACCCAGGTGGAATGACAAACATGGGTGTTACAAAAAGAGTTTACGAAGAATGGGTTGGTTATTCAGTATCAGAAAACACAATGCAAAATTTAAAAGAAGAAGACGTTGCACCAATCTATAAAAAGAATTATTGGGATCGTATCAAAGGAGACCAATTACCTAATGGTTTAGATTTAGTGGTATTTGACTTTGGTGTTAATGCAGGTACAGGTAGAGCTGCAAAGTTTTTACAGGCGATGATAGGAACTGTTGCCGATGGTGGTATAGGTCCTAACACACTTGCAAAATTAGATGAATTCATAAATAACAATACACTTACAGAAACAATTAGATTGTATCAAGATGAAAGACAAGATTATTATGAATCACTTAGTACATTTAATACTTTTGGTAAGGGCTGGACAAGAAGAGTAAACGAAACAACAGAGTTTGCATTGGAGATGGCAGAATGATATGTCAAAATTGTGACCATGCGTGTCACTGCACAAACGGGGGTTCATGCACATCATGTGAATGTGTAAATTGTGAATGTAGTTCTTAACAGTAAATACTAATTTACTTATATTATGATAAAAGATAAAATTTATCCGAAAACACGTGACTTTCCCATGTCTTATAATGAAGACATTACTTTATCTATAGAGACGATTAAAATAATTGGTGCAACATCATTATGGGATGTTGGATGTGGAAATGCCGCTTGGTCTATTTGGATTAATAGATATTTAAGTGGTATTATCAAATTTTACTTATTAGATAATTTTGAATATGTTAACGAATTGAATTTTGAAACGATGCCATATTGGTGGCCTAAAAATAAAACAGAACTTATAGAACATTTAGATAATAGTAAAATAGATTATGAGTTTTATGAAACAGATATAAAAAATTTACCCAACAAAAAAGTAGATTATATAAGATTAGACACTGATTCTGAAACACAAGAAACTATCGCATGGTGTTTAAATAATTTATCAGAAAACGGCATTATTCAATGTTGTGATATCAAAATAAACAAATCATTTGACAAAATAATGTTAATGACAGAGCAAGTTGTTAAAGGTAATTTAGAACTTGTTTGGTTAGGAACAGCAGAGGGAGTATGGTGTAGACCAGGCAATGGTGAAAAAATTAGAAAAAAATTATTAAGTAATAAAAAATTAAAAGAATATTTTGCATATTTTAATAATCGTAAATATGAACTAATGGGAAAAACTCATGAATATCTTCGTGCAAAATTAAAAAGAAAGGATGGTTTGAAGTATGTTTAAACATGTATCAGTAAGTGAATTACCAAAATTAAAAACAGAAAATATAGATAAAAAAAGATACTATATCACACCAGACGGAAACAAGTATCCGTCAATCACTACAGTTTTATCATCTAGAAATAAAAAAGGATTATTTGAGTGGCGTAAAAAAGTTGGTGAGGAAGTTGCAAACTATGTGGCAAGGACTGCCGCAAATCGTGGAACAAAAGTGCATCATATGTGTGAAGATTTTTTAAACAACAAAGAAGTTAAAACCGAACCATTTTTTGCAGCCTGTTTGTTTAATCAACTAAAACCTAAAATGATTGAAAAAATAAACAATGTACACTATCAAGAATGTGCGTTATACTCTGATAAGTTAGGTATTGCAGGTCGTGTAGATTGCATCGCTGAGTATGATGGTAAACTATCAATAATAGATTTCAAAACATCATCAAAAGAAAGAAATGATAAATGGAATGAGAACTATTATATTCAAGCATCAGCATATGCTGAGATGTATGAAGAAAGAACAGGTACACCTATAAGTCAAATAGTTATACTTGTAGTCACTGAAGACGGTACAGTTCAAGAGTTTGTAAGAGAAAAAACTGAGGAATATTTAGATATGTTATCATCTGCTTTACAAGATTTTAACAAAACAAGTTTAAGTTATATTAGTAATTAATAATATGAAAATTTTTAGTGCTGCATTTAATAAACACGATCATAATACATATGACGGAGTTTGGCACAATCAATTAGAAAGACACACTAGATTAAAACATAATATACCACATCATAAAGATTCTATAAAAATGAATCGAAATGATAATTCTGCTGGTAAACAATTTTACAAAGATTATTGGAATCCACAATCACATGAAATGTTTGCATTTACAACTACAGTAGGTGGATTTAATCATATTGATTCATTACAAGAACAAAAAAATTTTATGGATTGGGAACCTGATTGTTTATGGGATTATAAAAAAGAGGGAAACTTATATTATATTGATCATCATCAATCTCATGCGGCTTATGCTTTTTTGAGTTCTGGGTTTCAAGAATCTGATATATTAGCGATTGATGGTAGAGGATACAAATACAATACTGTTTTTTTCAATAACAATGGTAAACTTAATAATTTAAATTTGTATGTCGGTACGGCATGGGATTGGTTTTCAAAAAAAATAGGATTTGGTGTTTATGGTGAAAGTAAAGTTATGGGTTTAGCAGCTTATGGAAAATACAATATTGAACTTCATATGTTGTTAGATAATTTTTGGCACACAAATGAACTAGAACCATATGAAAAATTTGAAGATATTATAAAAAATGTTAGTCATCAAGATATTGCTTATACGTTACAGTATGCAACTGAAGAGATAATATTTGAAACTATAATTAAATATAAAACATCAGATAATTTATGTATTACAGGTGGTGTTGCATACAATGGATATGTGAATGAAAAGTTAACAGAGATATACAAAAATGTTTTTATACCTCCAGCACCCGGTGATGAAGGACAATCTTTAGGCACTTACATGCATTGTGATTACACTATTAATAATAATAAACATGTACCAAACGTTTATGCAGGTAAAAAATATAATTATGTTGGCAAAGAAAAAGTAAACTTAAAAGAAGTTGCAAAATGTATTGCTGACGGAAAAATTGTTGGTTGGTTTCAAGGTAAATCAGAAAGTGGTAATCGTGCATTAGGTAATAGAAGTATATTGGCAGATCCTAGAAACCCACATATAAAAAATATAATTAATCTGACTATAAAAAAAAGAGAGGACTTTAGACCATTTGCACCATCAGTTATGATTGAACACTATAAAGATTACTTTGATACAAATCAATCATCGCCATACATGTCACGAATTGTGAAAGTTAAATCAGATAAAATACCAGGTGTTACACACGTTGACAATACATCAAGAATACAAACTGTAGATTCAAAAGACAATCCAAGATTTTATGAACTTATTCAATGGTTTCATGTAATCACAGGTATACCTATGCTTCTTAACACAAGTTTTAATTGTCAAGAACCGATTGTTGAAACACCTGAGGATGCAATCAATACTTTTAAAAATACTAATCTTGATATATTAGTGATTGATGATTATATCATAAGAAAGAGTTGACAACTTAAATAAAATGTGATATAAATATACTGAAGTCGTTGACGTTTTGTAAAACGCTATAGAGGACGTGGGGGCAGTACCCACCACCTCCACCAAGATAAACCTCGACTGAGGGGGTGAAATAGGGTTGACTTATAGTAAGTATCCTAACTGAGATTTCATTTTTAAATGCAGACCAATATGAGTATGCAATGGCTGCCTAATTAGGTAGTCGGGGTTTGATCGGTGTACCTGGCAACAGAAACACCGACTGTTCACGGGTTGTGCCGTAATACACACGATAGGGATCACGGTCAATCCCTTATAAGGAGTATATCATGGACGGAATGACAATTGTTTTCTTTTCATTGTGTGGTTTTGTTTTACTTTTTGCTATATTAGTTAATCATATAAGTAAACTAGAAGATGAAGTAAAAGCACTTAAAAAGAAAAAAACTAAAAAATAATTAATGGATATATTCAAAAAGACACCAAAAATTTTTTCATTAGAGATAGAAAAATTAGCATCTGAGAAGAGACTAACACATCTAGACGCAGTATTATATTATTGTGATAAAAATCAAGTTGAAGTTGAGAGTGTTAGTAAACTAATCACGAAAGCTTTGAAAGATAAAATTGAGGCAAATGCTCGAGAACTTAAACTACTTAACGATGATGTAGGAGTTGGCAAGTTGCCTCTTTAATGGATGCGGCAGACGTATTTTTAATGTACTGTGCTATTAAGGCACATTTTAGTAGAGATAATTATGACTATCATAAATTTGGCGGTAAAACAAAAACAAAAAGAGATAGTTTTTACAAAAGAAAAGATAGATTCTTTTTTGCACGGTTATCTAGAAAGTACAAATCAAAAGAAGAAATAGAGTCATATCTAGTATCAAACTATGTGGCTTGTAAAGGTGGTTGGGTAGGAAAGTTTGATGATGAAGTTTATAAAGAATGGAAACGTAAAACACAATCATTATCATATAATTTTGTAAGTGAACTAACACCATATGCAGAGAGATTTGAAGAATTATTTGAGTGGGGCGATACTCACCCCTTACTATTAAGAGAGTATCTTGGAAAAAGATTGTCTATGGAAACAATGATCATATTAGACGAATTGACACACTTTCAGAAAAAATGGAATGATGATGATATGATATGGAAAGATGTAAAAAAACTTATGAATAAGTATAAAAAGTTCTTGACAATAGACAAAAATAAATGTAAAGTAAAGCTAATTAATCTAATAAAGGAATGAATCATGTCTGATTTCAAACAAGCATTTGAAAAGGCTGGAGTTGATGAGTTAGAAGTTGCAAAACAGACTATCATCAATCAACAAGAAACAATCAGAGAATTAGAATTTGATTGTGCAATGTTGCAAAGACAGTTAAGTGATCTTGGTCAAAAGATTGCTAAGATTACAAACAAACCCTTTAAGAAACCATTTACAAAAAAGTTTGAGAAACGTGCAGTCCAATAGACATTTTGTATATGGAAACGGTGAAAGTCGTAAGGGTTTTTCTGTAAAAAACTATGGAGGTGTGTCTTGGGGTTGTAATGCAATCTACAGAGACACCGCTGTAGATAATTTAGTTGTTGTAGATTATGCAATGCAAGGCGAAGTCTATGATAATGATTATCCTAAAAATCATAAATGTTGGTTTACTGATTGGAATCCAATACCAAGTGATCCATTCATGATTGATACATTTACGAAAGATTTTGATGATAATAAAATATTTGAATATGGATTTGATTACGGCACATGTGTTATAAACGGATCACATCCACAGGTCGTTGAACAAAAAGTTAATGAAATAAAAGATGACTTTCCACATTTAGATAAAAATGATTTACAACTAAAAATGAATAAAGATTTAGGTTTGCATATCATTTATGACAATCCACAAGTCGATAAAATAGAATCGATAAGTGATCCACGAAATTGGTGTGCTGGATCAACAGCAGTGCATCTTGCTTGTCAAAATGGTGCAGAGGAAGTATATATGTTTGGTTTTGATTTATCTACATATAATGATAACATAAATAATATATACAAAGGTAGTAAAAACTATTTGCCAGAAACAGCAAAAGGTTTCAATGCTGCCAATTGGCGTTCCCAATTGTACATAACTTTCAATGAATATAGTAAAGTTAAGTTTAAATGGGTAGGAAATGATTTTAGATATATTAATAATTCTAAAATTATGGACTGTAAAAACGTAGAACTATTAACATACGATAACATAGGAGACATACGATGACATTAGATAACATACGTAAAAATAATTCTCTTGACAAACTACTCGGTGCTGTCAAGGAAGAAAACCAACCTCAAGAAAAAAAATCATACACTGATGAAAGGTTATGGAAACCAGAGTTGGATAAGTCTGGTAACGGATATGCCGTTTTAAGATTCTTACCTGCAGTGCATGGTGAGGACTTGCCTTGGGCGAAGGTTTATACTCATGCATTCCAAGGTCCTACAGGACAGTGGTATATTGAGAACTCACTTACCTCTATTGGAGGCAAAGACCCAGTATCAGAATATAATTCAAAACTTTGGAATACAGGTATTGAATCTGATAAGGAGATTGCTCGTAAACAAAAGAGAAAATTATCATATTACTCAAATATTTACGTAGTAAGTGATCCAAAACACCCAGAGAACGAAGGTAAAGTTTTCTTATTTAAATACGGTAAGAAAATTTATGACAAACTTTTGGCTGCAATGCAACCAGAGTTTGAGGATGAATCACCTATCAATCCATTTGATCCATTTTCAGGTGCGAACTTTAAATTAAAGATTCGTAAAGTAGATGGTTATTGGAACTATGATAAGTCAGAGTTCGAAGCACCTTCAAAATTATTTGATGATGAAACTAAAGTTGAAGAAGTGTGTTCAAAGGCATTTGCTTTATCTGAATTCACAAGTCAATCTAACTTCAAATCATATGATGAGTTAAAAACACGATTAGATGTTGTGCTATCTGGCACAGTGTCAATCGGAAATGTGGCAGATGGTATCGCAGAGGTAAAGGAAACTAAACCAACTGCATCGACTGCTTCAACTACACAAGCGACAGATACGAATACTGATTCGTCTGCTGACAGTGTGGATGAAGAAGATGATACTATGTCATATTTTGAAAAGTTGGCAAACTCTTAATCTGGTCAATATTGTCGCACCCTGTAAAAAGGGTGTTGACAATACCCTTAGTTTTGTGTTATATTAATATCAATAACAAAAACAAAGGAAAGTATAATGATACAATCTTTAAAAAACCTATTTACTAAAAGGAGTAATATCATGGGAAGAAAAAAACTTGCTAATTCTACAAAGTTTCTTAATGCATTATTAAGAGGCGAGACCATTACTTGGGCTCAAGCAAGAACTACTTTCAATCTTCAGCGTCCAAGAGCTGTAGTTGAAAAACTAAGAGAAGACGGTCACTGCGTCTATGCAAACAAATCTGTAAAGAATGGAACTTCTTACAGAATTGGTAAACCTTCAAAAGAAATCATTGCTGCTGGAATGGCTGCAATTGATGGCGTTTACGCATAATCTAAATCCTTAGTCTATCCTTAGAGGGCGCTTCGGCGCCCTTTTTTTTATATAAATAAAACTGTTAGAAATTTCAAAGCAAATCAATCTAACAAACTCAAAAAGGAGTATTACATGTTAAATATAAAAATAACCGAGGGTTATAGTTTTACCTCTGAAGACCTTAGAAACTATCAAAAAGTAAACGAAACCGAACAACGATTTCCACACATCTACAAATTTAAAGAACAAGGGATTGAAAAAAAACTTGTTAAAATTGAAGATATTAACATACCAAGTTATATGGATCAAATCGTTAGAGATGGTAATCCAGCAAAACAAGCAATTGAAAAAGATATAAACGCAAGAGGATTTTGTCTTGACGGATTAACTTTAGTATTAACACCTAATAAAGAAGGTAAGTATGATATAATTGACGGTGTTACAAAATTATCAATTTTAAAATCAAAAGATGTTAAAAATGCACCAGTCACTATTATTAATAATATTTCTGTATCTGATAGATACAAATTAGGAATTAAACTTAATCATAAAGACAAACCATTTGGTGAGGCATCTCTTGATGATATAAAAAAAGTTGTAAAAGAATTGCACAAAATAGGAGATGTAAAAGCAAATGGTAAATCACTTGAACAATCCATTAACGATACGATACTAGAAATGGCAGGTGATAAAATACCAGACGGAAAACTTCGTAATCTCACTAAAGAAATTAGTGAAAACTTAACTAAAACTAAGAAGTTAATT